TATATATTACAGAATTACTTGTTAATCAAATATATTTTACAACCACTTAGATAATTCTTTTCTTGCAAATCTTTCAGCCTTCTCTTCCCACTTATTATCGTCGTGTGGGTCTAATCCTTTGTAAGTAGCCATTGTTCCAGCCTGCGTATATTTCTTTATATACTTACTGACTCCTAATCTTTTAGAATCTAATGCGTGTCCTATTTCATGCAGTATTGTCAATAGAAACTCTTTTACTGATGGGTATGACCTTCTTAGAGTTACAGTATCCGTTTCAGGAACATACTCTCCAAAATCTTTTCCACTACCAAACTTTACTTTAGATTTCAAGCCATATTGTTTTACTAAATTTTTAGCTAAATCTAAATAATCTATTCTTTCCAGTAAAGTAAGTTTTGTAGCTTTACTGTAATTAGACTCTTCTAATTCTTCAATATTCTGTTCTTCGAAATCTTCACCAGCAACCCAATCTTCCCAATTTTCAAAATGAGCTTCGAAGTCATTATTTATGTCTCTTACGATTGCTGTCTTTGTTACAGAAAATTGTTCCTCTTCGTCCGCACCATAGATATAATCAGCCTTTGGAAATGAAGTTTGAGTATAAGCACCTCTTTCAAACCAAGGTTCAGGTCTTCCCTCTAACTTACCTAATACTCTCTTCTTATCACCTTTTATAAATCCAGTATCAGACTCTCCACCATCAGCTGCATAGCCTGGTATATTTGATATTTCCCATAAGTCTTTGAATTTACCCATTATGCGTCAAACCTCACTACGATTGCCAACGCTAAATCCTTATCGTTCTTTATGGGTGCTGACAGTTGTCCTATCGCTATAAGTTGGTTGAAGTCATTATATAACCCAACCTTAGTTACATATGGTCTAAATTCGGAATGTGTGACGAAATTTTCATAGTCTGTAGCAGCATTATATGTAGAATCAAATGAGCCTGATTTAGCAGCTGCATGGCCTGGTGGAAATAACTTCCAAGTTTCAGGACCATCGGATGATATACTACCACTCAACTCCTTCGTAACAGTTCTATTCATCGTTCCATTATATTCACCTTCTCCAACAACACAAGTATACTCATACTCTCTTATTGTTACTTGAGCTTTATACTTTAACGAAAATCCATCAGTACCTTCTAATTGTCCTACATCTATATAACGACTGCCAGTATCTGTCATAACAATTACACCATGTTCATAGAAAACATTACCAACTACAGATCCTGAAGATTCGGTAATTTCTCCATAATCAAATCTACCATTTGCTATACTACCACTTTTGAATTTAGCATATGATGCTGAGTATTGAGAGTCATAAAGATTACCATCCCCATCGTCAACAATTGTTACAGTATAATCATTCGAATCATCTGTTAGTTCTATTGACTTTGGTTTTATTCTCTCACCATACATCTGCTGAGAAACCGATATTACGGATGCTGATTGGTGCAGTAATCTATATTGCTTGTCATTATTTGAAGCAAAGTTTTCAAATGGATTCAAATCTGTATAGTTCTTTATAGAACCAGCAAACTCTTGTTTGTAATATAAATTGTTTATTAGATGCCAAGATGGTAAAGCGTAAAAAGATGCTGAACCAACATACTCTTTACCTAAGTCCGATGATGTTGAATAGTTATGATTACTACCAGTTATTGCTCTAAATGCAAAAACACCACTCCCACTATCGTTATTAGTGACGGTAAATTCTTTACCTACTTTGAATGGTGTTATGTTTATGTCGCCTGGGTCTAGTGTCTTAAACATGACCTAATATCTCCCAGTTTAGAAATCTAATTTGACTTTTATAAGAGCTTCTCTCGAAAACGATTTCAGTAATGGTTTACTCAATTTAGCTACAGCTAATAGTTCATTAGCATCGTTATATAATCCAATCTGTGTAATAAAAGATTTTGGATTTTTATAGTACGAACCAATTGTAAATGAACCATCTGAAGAAGTAGCAAAAGTTGGATTAGAACTAAAGTTGAATTCCTGATTCGGAGCTCTAACAAAAAAGTGTTGTGAAGTAATTACTTCTTCTCTTCTTGATTGAAATTTTATCCCCCGTTCAACAGCTTTATAAAACTTACCAACATTACCACCTTCAGCATTAGAACCAGTTGCCGTTAATAATGAAGCACTGGTATTCAATACAGGTCCGTTGAAAACTAATATTCCTAAGTCAGGATAAAATAATCCATATCCACCACCATCTTGTTGAGCAGCTGCTTTTTGTGTTACTGTAGTACCACTGCTAATAGAACCACTAACAATGTTGAATACTCTTCCACCTTGATTTACAGTTGGATTTGTTGTAGCACCACTATCGTCAATAAATTGAAAAAGTCCCGCACTACTACTCAATTGTAATTCCCAGTTGCCGGGATCCATTTTTTCTCTCAAAAACTCTCTAGCTACAGAAATAGCATATACAAATTTTGGTGTTATATTCCCACCAGTTCCAGCAAAAGTAAACTGACTTTCTTGTGGTCCTAATAGAATATTAGATAATTGTCTATAAATAGCCGCTGAAGCTCTAGTACCATCTACACCAGCCCTTCCTAAAGAACCACTTCCATTGAAGTGTCCATAAGCAACAGAAAATTGTGTCTTTCTTGTTGTAGTTGTTACTGGAGAGCCATACACATCTAAATAATGAGCTGCTGAACTTCCTGATTGTACCGATGATGTATAAAATGCAGTTAATGTTCCAGACCCATTTTCCCACATACCTGAAGAAACAGTGTCTTTGACATTACTGATAACATCATTTCCTTCATCGAATAATTTATAAATTGCCATCTTCTACTCCTTATCCTAGTACAGCACCAGCTGCTCCAGTGATTCTGACTTTATTGGTTACAGTTATTGATTGTGTAGCACCTGTGTCGTTACCAATCACAGTCAATTGTGTTGCTTTACCACCGACAGGTGTATTGAATGATAAAGGTACTAATGCTAGTCTAACAGAATTAGCAACAACAGTCTTACTATTTGGAGCATCATCTTCACCTAAAAAGAAAGGTGTAGAAGCGCCTGGCGAACCAGCCCCAGCTCCACTAGCTACTGTCATATTAGCAACAGATTGGTCATGTAATATAAATGTATAACTATTATCAGATACATTAGCAGTTACTCCATTCACAACAATTGATGGTTGATTTAGTCCACCAGCAGCAGCAAATGTAACTGAACCAGGATTGATAGTTAGAACTGGCATCCTAGCAGTATTCTTTGGTAATGTAATCAATTTGTATCTCATCACATGATTTTCATCAGGCAGTGCTTCAAGTAAAGGCATATTTTCTATTACCTTTCCATAAAAATCACTACCGTTTGGATGTGTTACATCCCACAAACGATAATCTACTTCATCGTCTGCTAAAGCAAATTTTGTAATATTGAAAGCCGATGTCCCCTGTGCTAATAACTCTCGACCTTTCTTTGTGAGTATAGCGTCTACGGTAACTGTAGCGTTGTTTAAAAATCCCATAGTTTAACTCCTAATATAATCTGTATTTATGGTTAGATTGTGATATCATATATAAATATAAGAATCTCAATTTTTTATTTATTTTTTTCCAAATCCGCCACCGAATTTGAATTTGAAGAACTTCTTACCGCCCTTCTTACCCTTTTTCTTCTTCTTTAGTCTTTTCTTTTTCTTTTTACTAAATCCAAATTTGAATCCTTTATCAAATGGATCGTCTTGAGCACCAAATCCAGCAGCAAAGTTAGCAAACGGAGTGCCTAAATTGAATTTTGGTATTGATAAAGGCTTGTCTTCCAAAGTACCATCAGCTTTAACTTTGAATCCTTTTCGACCAAATCTTTTCTTCTTTCTCTTCTGCTTTCCTCTAAATTTGAATTTAGAAATCTTTCCATCACCAGTTTTCAATGTAGACTCCCCATCATTATCTGTAACCAATTTGGTTGGTGATGTAATTGTAATTTCAATTGGTGCTCCACCATCAACTGTAGTCTTTACAGTATTTTTTACACCAGTATAATATGAATTGAATAGTCCTTGATTATGTTCAGCAAGAACATCTGAGTCTGTATCTGAAAATGATTCTGAACTAAATAAACCACGAGACATACTTTCAACAGATGTATAAATCCTATTATATTTTTGATTCCTACCAAATATACGAGAACTACTAATTACTGGCATTTCAAATTGTGCAGGAAATAAATCCCCAGCAGTTATTGATGAAGTTAGATAAAATCCTGGTTGTCCTCTTGTTTGCCAGATAGATATTTCAAAGTTTCTAGCTTTCAATTCACTTAGAGTTCCTTCATATGTATCATATGAACCAGTCAGAGAAATTGATGAACCAGATTCCGCATTTGTTCTAGAAATATTTATTGTATCTGAATAATGATCTTGTGTTGTTACAGCAACTCCAGCATTGAACGAACCAGTTATTACATATTCTGATTGCATGTCTATGGTAGTTCTATAATTCTTTTGTTCTGCTGTAGGCTTCTTTGCTTGTACTACTTTTGGTCTTTCAAATATATTTGGTTCAACTAAAAGTCCTATATTAGCTTTTGCCCTAGCAGGTATTAATTTTCTAAGTTGTGGGTATAGAGACTGGTCATAATATTTCAACATTCTAATATAGTCCCAAAAGTTATTTGGGTCGGTATATTTTTGCCAGTATTGGTCAGCTACCTGTTTTAATTCTCCATAACCCAATCTATGTATATCTTGAGGGTCTCCTATATAATTTTCAAAGTTCAAGTCACCAACAGATTGTATTATATCATTATTTATAACATCGGTAGGAGCAAAATATATCCCAACTTTGTTACTGTCATTTGGAGCAGTATCATAAGCACTAACAGTTGCTCTTTTAGTTCTATCTAATATTTTACCTTCTTGAATATTATTACCTTCTAATCTTATTTTTTTAGTAGTTCTTCTAAGAGCACCTATACTTGGAATATGAGATTGTAACTCATCTACTACACTACTAAAAAAGTTACCAGTAAACCCACTATGTGAACCTGATGTAGTATATGTTTGATTTGAACTTACATCTCTGATGCCAGTAGTATCTGTGGATAAGTCTTTGTTATCATTGAAAGAGTATCTTGTAACTAAGTTAGTATAAGATGAACTAAGATTGTTACCATTATATGCTTGTGGATTAGCAATATGATTTTTGAATTGTTTGACGCCTAATATTTCAGTCCAATGTCTATATTCCATCATTGAACCTGAAAAGCTAGTACCCACTGTAGTTGATACATCCGAGCCTTCTACTCCAGTTGCTCTTAGACTGCCACTACCACCTATGTAAATTGTACCATCATCATTCCAAGCTCTAACATATGACTGAGAGGTTGCTGCTGTTGTAATCATAGACATAGTTGTTGCTGAATACAGATGTATCTTACTCCTACTAGAATCATATTTTCCAACTGCTAATTGATATGACTGACTCAAATTAGCATGAGAACCAGTACTAATACCTCTCCTAACCATAACAGAATAAAATTCTCCATCATATACAGGAAATTCAGTTGATTGTATTTCCCGCATACCATCTGATCCACTTATCTGAAATGCCACATGACCATAATTGTCTACAGAATTATTATCTTTTAGTCTTATAAAAAATCTTCTATTAGTTGCTCCAGTAGATTCTTTCTCTACTAAAATCTGATTCGAACTACTTACTGCCCTAAATCTAAATTCAACCGTATCTGGCTTTTTACCACTAATATCATCATTAACCCAAGGAAGTTTTACATATTGTGAAGACTTAAAGTCTAATGCTTTTGTAAACTTTCTTGTTATCTCAAATTGTGGAGCATCATCATCTGATATTTTAGGACCACCATATTCTTTTACTCTTAGTATTGTAGATGGTATACCATAAACATTTATCAAACCTTTTAGAGCATTTATAGTTCCTTTGTGTTTTAGAAAATATGGCATATTATTTACAATACGACTCCACAATTCTCTAGTTATATCCTTTTGTGATATTGCTGAAAAGGTTGAAACTCCAGAACCTGTTGCTTCATTACCTGAATGATATCTTGGTAAACTTACCATATCAGAACTATCATTCAATTTCCAGCCTAATGATTGTGCAACACTCCATAATAAATCTTTAGAGACACCTTCCGATAAACTTTCCCTTCTATCAGAATTATCAGTAATCCCTTTTATATAAACCCATATATTGTCAAAATGATGACCAATCATATCAGTAAACTTCAAAAATGGTTCATTACCCCCATCCTCTTTTATATGTTCTGGTAATAATGAACTCAATTCATTTAGATTCTCTACATCAAAAACAGAAGCACTAACTACTTGAGTATTAAACCAATTATCAGCTACTGATTCCGTGACTGAGTATAAAACATATGGATTTAATAATGTACCAGTTCCACTTTTCTTAGGCCACGCATTGTCGTAATATTCTCCTAATGAATTAGTAACATAAGATGAACTTTGATAATACATATAACTTTCAAAATGATCAAATTTATTCTTTACTTCATTTATTCTTGTATCCCATACATTCATATCATCTACAGAACCAGATATAGTTTTTAAGGAAGAACTTGAAGCATTATAAGATTCTATTAGTTGTAGTTTATATTTGAAATTTTTTATTCGTTGTTCAGCAGAACTAAAGTTTACAAAGTTTTTAAATTTTGAGTGGTCTATATTTAATTCAGCACTTTCAGCACTAGAAGAAACTATTTTATTTTTAAGTTCCGCAGATACTAATGGGTCTGATGTAACAATATCAGCTTCGTTTTTGAATGTAGAAGTTCTTCTTTGTACAGGACTTTCAACATTAGTCAAGTCAGGACTCTTCAGTAACCTATCACCAATTTCATTATCCACAAAATCTACTATCTGAACTTTTTCGGATACTGGTGTTACCATTTCCTTTACAACAGATAATTCATCAAATCTACTAATATCACCTGGTAATGGATTATATAATTTGAAAGTTATTGCGTGTGGATATTTTGTTACCGAACCCATATCTCTTTTGAAATTAGTTGTTAGGAACATCCTATCTCCGAACTTCAAATATGTTCTCAATTCTCTTGGATTGAAAACTGTATAGGAGACATCAAAGCCAGTATAACTACCCGCATCTGCTCCACCAGCAAAATAAGCATCTGCTGGATTATCATCATCCGAAACTTCTAAAGCAGCTGAATTGAAAGTTTTGTTTACTTCTATATACCTACCATTATCAGAAACAGAAGTTATCTGTGCAACAAATGGTTTCTTTATTGGAGTTTCAGTAGTTTCATTTACTAATTCAAATCTCAAATCAACATTATCTATCCAAGTTATACCGAAAGTATTAGTATCAGTCATATCATGACCTTCGAATACAACAGACCAACCAGGAGCTTCTAATCTCCAATCATCTCTAATCGGTATACTAAGCTCTACTCTTTCCCAAGTATTAGCTTGTAAAGTTCTATACATAGGAGAGTTAGTTCCACCTGGTCTTACAAACGAATATCTTGGTGGAACAGGACCTTGAAATTGCCAATAATAATTAGTTGATATTTCATCGGGCGCTGACCATACCCAAAATTCTTGCTCACTTAGCGTACCTACTTTATCAGGTGTTTCACCTACTATAAGAACTCCACTACCATCATCAAAATCAGGAACCCTAGCTAAAGGAACTTCATCAACATTTAACATCCAATTTTCTGTACCAGGATTTCTAGTACCAAAAATAAAATCATTACCACCAGTATAATATTCACCAACACCAAAGAATTGTTCATTTAGTGTGGATTGTAAATTATGTTTGTCACCACCTGTTTGATCGTAATATTCAGTACCGACTATAGTAACCCACGCACTAAAGTCACCACCAGAAGATGATGGGTCTTCTTCCATAACGATATCAGGATTGATTGGCATATTTTCAAAGCCATCATTATTTATTTCTGCTGGATAGTAACCATCCCCTTCAATCCATTGTCCATTATCATCAGTTTCATATAAGTCGCCATCTCCATCATCGACTCTGTAGTATAGATTATCTATAAAAGCATAAAATCTAATCGTACCACTTTTACGATAACCAGCCCATTTTACACGACCATTATTATCATTTATGGCTTGGTTCATAGGACCATCTAAGTCAGCTATTTTGAATACTCCCTCAATTGCTGGAAATGGTTCATCTGAACCAGGAATAAATCTATCTATTCTAAAAGACTTATTACTGTCATCTCTACCCATACCATCATTGTAGAATATATGATAACTACCTGGTTGAAATTGTTTGGTACCTGTTCGTGTATCCCTAGCTTTAGCAATAGATTGTACATTACCAAATTGAAATATATCTTCATATAAACTTATATCTGTAACAACACCATCAGTATCCTCTCTCTGAACTGTTGTGGTTCTAAGTTGTGGGAATAACTCATCCCAATCATAATAATAATATGTGTTATCTCTTATGGTGTTTTGTCCTTTTTTGACAATCCATATTTGGTCTTTCTTTCCAAATAGAGCCCAACTTCTATAATCAGTTAGTTCACCACCACTGGCATTTTGACCAGCAAACATTTTTACCTCACCCTTACTAGCAACACAACCATATTCCCAATTAGTACCTGATGCTGGTTGTCTTTCAAATATTGGTCTTCTAGTTAGAATACTTTCTCCTTTTGGAGCATATGGATGAGCATTTACAGCATTAGGAAAATCTTCTGGGTTTACTGTTTTATAAAGTCTATCATTGACTGTTTTTGTTATAGGTGTTGGTATAATAGGTTCAGGATAAGTATTCCATTGTACACCATCCCATCTCCATTCATTACCATCACTCATTTCACCAATAGCATCATTGAATCCAGTATAACTACTATTTACGCCCCAAGTAACTGTAGGATTTTGTGCAAAGTCTTCACCTGGATCAGTAACTTTCCATACACCGATACCACCATATACTTCAGTAGTTATATTCATTTGTATAGGTGGAGTTGGTGCTGATAGTCCAAAAAATTGTATTATATCAGAATATTTTCTAGGAGGCTTTGGTTCTAAATTAGCAGCACCTTCAGGTGTAGCTGGAGCAAATCCAACTGGTGGACTTGTTGGCTGTGATTCATTTTGGCCTGGCGGCGATAGTGGATTATAAAATCCTTGTGGCGGTGAGTCAGGTTGTGGTTCTGAATCTAAAAAGTTTGGATATCTTAGACTTACTCTAACAGGCTTATTTGGAATATTTGATTTGACATCAAATGTTATGATAGCATTGTCACCGACATTTATACCTAAACTTTCTAATGTTCTCGTATATGTCTGTGATATCAATAATGGTCTATGTGGATTATCAAGTGGCCACTCTGAAAAATCTTCTGAAAAGGATTGGTTGATATCAGGAAATTTCATACAAGCACTATTATCTTTTCCTTCACCTTGCGCCCAATGAGCCCAATATCCTAAATGTACACAATTTTTCCAAACATTACTATTTTCTAAATAAGAAAGATATCCACTACTCCAATCTACAGCCTGTATTGCTAATGAATGTAAGTTCTCATCCCAAGGATAACTTGTACCCAAAAGTTCTACTTCACCATAAGTATTTTTTAGGATTGTCTCTCCGCCAGAATTTTTTACTATATTAGTTTCTGTTCTTGGTACTGATGTTATAGTCTTTACTAAAAATACATTTGGTACATAGATTGTACCACCAACCATTCTTTGAGTAAAAAGAAAATTGTATACTGGAACAGTTACATTGTAACCACTAGCACCAGGTGAGCCAGGTAAAGATCCTGGTGGTCCTGAACCAGCATTGAATCCAACTGGTAGCGACCCGCCAGTTTGAACCATTTGAGGTACAATTGATAATACATTACTTTCTGTATTCATTTCACCCAATTGATTTTCATCACCAAATGAAACTGTTATTGCTGGTGCTTGTAACCTTCGTATACTTTCACCTAACCTATAAAAATCTTCAAAGTACCCTTCAGTATTTATGTCTTGTGTTCTTATTCTTACTTCTGTTCTATTGGGGGATACAGCATCTACTTGCAATCCTAATGTTTTTAATTGTAACTCATTACCCCTATCGTTACCAACCATTTCAAATATTTGACCATTAGGAGTAATGTCTATATTCTCATAATCTTTATAAACATCAAAATTTCCGTTTTCATTTTGCTGAGTTTTTACCAATATATTTGTCGATTCATCACCAGCCAATCTTCTGAGAAATCTATAATTTACTCTATATTGTCCTGTATTTATTCCAGCAGATTTCAATTGTACTACTGGTCTAATCAATAACTTACCTTCATCATCCACCTCAATACTGTTGAATGGAAGTGTTTTTGATTCTATATTAGAACCATCTACTGAAAGTAATTGAAAATGTATAAAATCTCTTTTTTCTTTTTCACCAAAGACACCATTTTCGTACGGTTTATTACCTATACGAAATGATTGTCCTGTTTGTAATAAATTTCTATCTGCGTTTGTTAGTTGACTAGCCATTATAATTCAGTAAACTCCCTGTCTATTACTTCATCCAATATCGGATCATTTATTCTGTATTGTTTTACTTCTAATGTTTTTGGTATTACAGTAGTTTCATCATCAAATAACTCACCATTGTATGGGCTTTCAAATATTTGTATACTACCATTTTTATTTCTAACTAATAATCTTCCGTCTGCTGGAATTCCGCCTGAACCAGGATTAGTAAAAGCAGCAGTTCTCAGTAACTCTCTTTGTTGAAGATACTTTTGTTCTTCTTCGTCTTTTAGATTTTGATAGTACTCGTTACTTTCGAGTTCTTTTCTTGAATACGGCATTTTTACCTCACAACTTTGAATTCAAAATCATTGTCATAATGAGAAACCATTTCTTCTGTAGTACCACTTCCACTCACTACTCTAAAACAGACTTTGTAATACCTTTCAGATTGTAATCCATTCATCCAAAAATTAAAATAGTTACCATCAGAATCACAACTTAGTAGAGAGCCTGTTCCGTAATTTACAATCACATCATCTGTACTAGCATCTACTATAGAATAATAAGCACCATCTCCTACTAAAGTACTTCCACTTGGAAAGTATTTTTGAGTTAGATATTCTGAAGAAGTATTACTATATGATTTGGTAGGATATCTTCCTCTACCACAAACTCTAAATTTAGCTTTAGATTCTTCCTTATATTCAGGCCTTAAATTTTTCACATACACCTGTAAATCTTCTAATTCGGATTTACCTAATGCTGATAATGAACCTGTACTCCATTTTGTATCATACCACTCAACTTCTAATTTTGGTGGATAGATAGTATTTGTTTGTCTGGAAAAGAAAGACATATTACCTAATCTTTCATTATTACCCTCAGCACTTCCTGTATTTAGTGTAGCACTACCACCAGCACCAGCAATCATACTACCACTTCTTTTTATAATAAATCCTTCATTAGCATATGTGCCATCCAACCACTTATCTACAATTGGTGTCACATCCATTCTTATATCTCTTGTCTTCCATTCCAAAGACTGTGAGCCATATACATCTGAAAACCAAGTACCACCAGATGCTGTCATAGCACCATTCCACATAGTCTTTGTTTCAGCATCATCCTTATAATTCCAACTAGCACCATCAGTAGTTGCTGGATTATCAGAAGAAAAACCTTCACCCTCAACCCAACTTTGACTAATTGGATATGCCCATAATGATTGACTTGTAGTCAATTCAGATGGTTTAGCATCATACAAATTCAAATAATATTTTGCATTATTTCCAATCGTACCATTAGAAACAGATTGAGATATATAACTCAAATCAAATTTCATTAGTATTCTAGAAACTTTTGGATTTGTATTCGAATCAGTTAAATCTTTTCTTACTTCCAATATCTCATCAAGTCCAGTATTCAAACTAGCACTTGCTTGGTATATGGTTGTATCTATATCTGGAAAAATAAAATAGTGCATTAGTTACCTCCTGCTGATGTTCCTACAACCCTACCCTCAATATCACTTGCTGGAAATTTTAGTTCAAAACAGCTTGGGTCTAATGATGGATAAACAACACCTTCTTTAGTTGCTGACTGCATATCATACATATTTCCTGAATAACCACCAGATGTCAAAAATTTATTTTGTATCAAAACTGGCAACCCATTAGGATTATTTTCTTCAGGCGGTGATACTGCAGACACCCCATCTACCAAAGATATCTGATAAGCTAAATCAGCAACTACAATTGGTTGTCCAATTTGCCACTTATCAATATCAAAAAATTCTCTTACCTTTTGTATAGCATTCAACACCACCTCTTCACCATTATATCCTGTCTTAGCTATTATGTTAAATTTTACTGCGATGTTTATTATAAAAGCATCCTTTATATTTACAGCATCAGTAACCATTCTAAATTGTGTTAGGTAAGTTTGTATATTTTCTTTTACGGCTTTGTTTAGTTGTGTCAATCTCTTACCCGCATCATATCCCAATAAATATAAATTTAATGCTAATGGATTCATAATTCTACTATCAGAGTTAGCACCAGTATCAGTACTATCTAATTGTGAATCTTGTACTATATATGCTTTTGCCACATTACCATATCTTGGTGGTAAAGCATATATTCTAGTAATATAATCTTCTTTAGTAACAGCTCTTGATTGTGCCTGAAAGTATGCTAGTGCATTATTTTTTACTTCTGTTATACTTTCAGATAATCTTCCACCACGACCTGGACTAGGATTAGTTACACCAATTGAGCCCCTTGAAGTAGCTACTAATGCTGGTGATAATCCAGCAGCATCTATTTCAACATTAGAACTAACAACATTTCTTAGAGTACCAGCACCAATGTTATGATTTATTCCACCACCAGCTCTATATGTAATTGTCAAAGTAGTATTCGCTGGTGCTTGACCATAAGCTTTAGTACTCAAAAAGTTAGAAGGATCAAATGCTTTTCCTAAACTGGTTGGTGAGCCTGGTAAAGAAGAACCAATAGAATCAGGATTTGGAATTATCTCTTCGTCAGGACTATCTGATGTACCAGCACCAAATCTTAATTCAGTTCTACCATCAGTTCTTATAAATGTTGTAAATCTTCTTGCTGTTTTTATCAGCTTCAATAAATAAGGAGCTTGGTCTGCTTGACTACTCAACTCCGGATCATTTTGAGCATTATTCTCCATATCTGAAAATACAGTATCTTGTGCTAAAAACGGAACTTCATACCAACTATTACCATCACTATCTGTACAACTAACTATTTCTGTTACATCAGAAGTTCCTAATGCTATTCTCTTATACTTTTCAGGACTAGTAATATTAAAAAACTCTGTTACTACATTACCACTAACAGCCCTTACACTTTTTCTCAATAGATAAGTTGTTGGTACATTATTAGCATTTTCAAATATACTAATATTCATAGGGTCGTATGATGACGAAAATTTAAAATTACAATCTTCTAAAGTTGAAAAAGTTATACCACTGGTTGACTCTACTTGCATTCCATTTTTTATATTTAGAGCATAACTCAAATCAGGAGATGTTTTGTAACTAGCTCCTGTACCACTTGATTTTGCTGGTACTGTTTGAAATATATCTACATTTACAGTTGCTGGTGTTGCTAGTCTTGGTTTGTATCCTAAACTCTGAGCCATATTATATACTGTCTTAGTCTCTTCAGCAAATGCCAGTAAACTTTCTTTGAATTGATTGTCAATGTAATATGAAAGTACATCTCCAACATAAGAAGCCATTTCCATAAACATCATACCTGGCGATGACTCGTTGAAATCATTGTATTGTTCTGGAAAATAAACCTTAGCAAACTCTATTAGATTTGCTTTGAAAGATGTAAAGTCTTTATTTAGATACTTTACTTCCTTTACTGAGTTATTTTTTGGTGCTGAATAAGGCATTTACTTTCTCCGTTTATCCACCTAGTGCTCTACTAAATGCTGCATCACCCTCGCCTAGTTGTGGCAATTCTAATTCAACATCACTAGCTGCATCTGTATTTATAGCAAAAATAATTCTTGGTGTTATTGTATTTTCACTACTGGTAAAATCTATACTTTTTATAATAACATGTGGTAAAAATTCTGATATTGCTGACCTTATCGCTTCTTCTATTTGGTCTTCCGTATCAGAATCTATTTGTTGAAATACTGCTTTCATCAAATCTGAGCCAAAGAGTGGATTACCTAATCGTTCTCCCTTTACAGTCAATAATAAATTTTTTATATTTGACTTTGTTTGTTCCAATAATGTTTGTGTTTGTTTGAACACTCCATCTTGATGTGTACCTAAAGGAAGTTGTAATCCTACAGATACATTTGGATTCAAATCATTTTCAGTAAATGACATTATATCTTTCCATCCTTTTTATCTAATGCTTTCATCACTCCACTATAATCCTTTGTCAATGCTTTCATTACATCTGCAGGAACACTATCTGGATTTACACCAGCTGCTTGAGCAGTTGTAACTCCAATAGATTGCCTCTTCATTTCAGGATTACCATATTGACCTCCACCATATCCCATCATCTCAGCCATCTTTGAACTATCCCAAGTTCCTCCACCCATTGTCGGATATTCTTCATTTTCTTGATTAGCAGTTTCATTCAAAACTTTATTCAACATTGGGTCTTTGACATAACTTACTTCTTCTTTAGGTTTAGACGATGTTGTGGGTCTGAATAGTCCCTCATTTATAAATATCTTCTTTACTTCTTTTTGTACCTCACGTTTGATTAATTCTTTCAAAGTTTGTACTAATTTACTATTTTTTGGCATTTGAAACTCCTGTTTTATATAAATATCTCAATACTCTAAATTCTGTTTTTTTACGATGGAAGAAAAGGACCATAAGCTTCTAAATCACTCTCTCCCTCTTCATCGTCTGGGAAAGCACTAAATACTTCATCTACAGTTACTGATCCGTCTCCGTCCTCATCAATATTTACTAAAGAATCACCTACGTTCTCCAACCCACCTTGTGGAATACCAACTTCAGTAGATTCTACTACAGCAGTTACTGTTTGTAAATCAGCGTTCTCTAATAATTTAACAGTAGGCGTTATTGTAGGACCTTGTGTAGCAGTTTCGGTTAGTGTCATTTCAGTAGCATCAGGTTCTGATTGTCCTTCGGTTCCTACCTTTTCAGGAGAGTTATTTAGAATTTGAGCATCTGCTTCTTGTTTTGCTCTAACTCCATCATTATGTTCTTTCACATCTTTTCTAGCTTTATCAAGTCTGTCTGCTCTTTCTTTTTTTCTATCTTTTAGTTTTAGTCTTTTCGCAGCTCTAGCTGCTTTTCTAGCCGCTATTCTCTCTTCTAATTCTCTTATCTTTCTATGTAAGTCACCCTCAACTTTTTCATTTGGAGCAGCTCTTAGAACACCACCATAAAATCTAGTAAAGTTATCTATTGCTGGATCAATAATAGCAGCTGTGTCTTTCAGTCCATTTAGTTCGTGTTCTAATTCAGTTTTCAAAATCTTAGCAGCAAATTGTAAAGCAGCAGCAACTGGATTTAGTGACATAGATATAGTATTTACCTTTTCTACTACTTCTTGAGCCTTTACTGCCGCATCAGCAGTACTAGCTAACTTCTTTGCCCTTATCTTTTTTTCTTTTAAACCATTGAAGAAATCAGCAACAGTAGACAGTCCTTCTTGAACCATAATAATCTGTCCCATATATTCATCATATAGTAGATTATTTTCATCTATAATTGCTATAGTGTTATCTAAGAATCGATTTAGTGAATCAACTTCTAATTGACTTTTGACAGCTATTTCTTTTCTAATTGCTGTTGCTATATATGGGTCTCTGTTAGGCACTTATTTACTCCGCATAAACTTTTTTACTAAATAAAATTGGATTGTCAACTATATAATTTTTCTTTATAGCTTCAATCTTACCTCTCAACTCTTCAACAGCTGCTCCCATTTGTATATGAGTTACTTCTACTTTTTCAGGATTAGGTCTTTTTTCCATTGTAGCACAAAATCCTTCAAATGTTGAAAGTAGTTCCATAAGAAAATTTTTCATCTCATTACCCTTTACTATTGGATTTTGACCATCTGTTTTTCCAATACAAACCTTTTTGAGTCCAACTATATTTACAGCCTCTATAGAAGTCAAATTTATATCTTCTGGTGAATGTAAGGATATGTCTCCCTCTTTTGTATTCATAATAATTCTATCTGAAGTTACAGTTATACAATCTCCAGCAGAATCATAAAACTCTTCCATATCTTTTTCTACAGCAGATGGTTGAAGTGAATTTGGTAAAGGACCTGATGTCATCTCAATACAAGAACCAATGCTGTTAGGATTATGAAAATGTGGAAATGATTTATCGTAATTTTTATGTTCTACTTGAATCATATCTCTATCTTGATTATTACCTATAACTATTTTAGGATATGCTGGTTTACCATTCCTTTCAGGCTCAGAAGTCATTTTTATATAATTACCAAATCTTCCTTGAAAAACAGTATCACCTGGCGATATTGCTACTGGTCTGGCATAATATGTTGTTGGTTCAAAAACATCTTTCTCACCAACTATTCTTTTTGTCCTATTACTATTTACTTTACCCATTCTGTTCAAAGGAAAAGAGTAAAAAATCTGTCCATCATGATCTACTAATGTAACTTCTTCATCTACTAATGGCATACAATTGAAATGAGAACATAAAGGTCCTATGTTTTTTATTTCCTCTTCATTGTGATTTATTACTACATCAATATTACCATAACGATTCCAAGCTCTAGTTATAACACCATCATTTCTTCTTCTTTTTGGTAATTCTTTTTCGTGTACATATACCTTTGTTACTCTAGCACTTACTTGTTGTTTGTATTCAGTACCACCAATGGATTCTTGTATGAGGTTTACTGCCTCACTTCTTTTTAGTAAGCCACCTTGTGGTAATTTTGGGTCTATATTCGGTACACTAATTTGCTCTATGCCCATACTTATCCTCTAACTCATCTGAGTGTTTTTGTACATCATTTGCTACATCTTCAACAGCATTTAGTAATTGTTCTTTTTCAGCTTCTGATAAACCGAATTCATCTTCTGCACCAGCTTTACCTTCGGTAGCTATTATTCGCTGAACAATTGCTGCCATCTTTACAAGTTGGTCATCATTCTTTACATTTATTTCTAAGTACTCTTTTAGCATAGGAATAATCTGTACAGCAGTATCACCATCTTTTATGAACGAAGTTACTTCTTTCATAAGCACTTCTAACTGTGTTTTATTTCTTTCTGTATTTTTGTAAATATCCTCAAACAAATTCGAAAGCGATTTGCCCTTAAATATTTCGTAATCATTGGCCATAATTAGACTCCATATATATCAAATGTGGGTTATTGTTATATATAAATATAATGTCGCATAAAAAAAGGGAGTAAAAACTCCCTTTCCTTATCTAACTTAGTTCTAACCGGCTAATTGTTGGTCATTTCTAATCAATGAACCTGTATAATCTATATCAACCATACCAGTTGTATCAAATTCGTGATATAATCTATCATTGAATTTTTTCATAACATTGATTATACGGGTGATGTGTTGTGTGTTAGAACCAGTCATCTCTCTAATGAGGATATAGAGAGCCTTTTTATTGAAGTTTTCAATATTTTCTTTTATACGAAAGATATGTAATACAGAATCAGCAACTCTTATATCTTTGTTTCTACGAAATATGTTAGTTAGGTTTGTATCCCAAAACCTATGTAACTCATTGATGAAGAGAGTAGAACTTTCTTGAGACTTTTCAATAGCCCTTTCTTGTTGGGTATTTCTTTTATAATCCAATACATCCATCTGAGAATGTATTTTACCCATCTTATAGTTCTTATTGTTATTTAGAATAAGATAGTTTTTAGCAACAATACTAAAGTAAGAAAAAGCTCTACCTTTACCTTCTTTGAATTTGTGCATATTCATAACTAAGAAAGAGACAACTTCGTGTTTTACTTCATTCGAAGATACATCAAAATAATAAAATTTGAATGTATGAATGATATTCTCAACTAACTTTTCAAAGGCTTTTTGGATATGTTCATTATATATCGTATTTCTTAGCCTTGGTTTATCAGGTGCATTATTGTATCTGATGATTGCTTTTTCTGTTTCCATTGTGAAGTAATATCTACTACTTCCTTTTTTTGCTTTTCTACCCAATTTCAGGCTCCTTTTCTATATTTAGTTCGTTTACTGCTTTTTCTATTTCTTTGAATATAATTCCTACTTCATCATCTTCGGCAAAGTACTCTTTATAGTCAAGTTGTTTTATGGTTTTATTGACATTTAGCATTCTAGTAGTATACTCATCTATCCAATCTTCCACCACTTCCATCTTTCTCATCGTATTCCATAAACCATACCAAGAAGCTACACATAAAACTGCCAATAATACAAGGATTATTTCCAGAATCATCGTTATTTTTCTCCAAATAGTTCTTCAAATAAATCAGCTGATTTAGTTTTCAATCTATCACTATCATCAGTTTTTGTTTCTACTGCTTTTTTCATATTAGTAGCAACCTTTACATTAGCCTCTTCATCTAATCTGTTCCATTCGTCACCTTCAATGTGAGTAGCCATCATATCAGCCTGATGAAGTATATAAGCTATGTTAGACTTCAAAGACCAATCAGGATTATAATTCATATAATATGTCTTATTAGCTTCTTCATACATTCCATCTGTAAGTCTCAATCCGATATATTCCCATTCTGTCATTTGTATTCCAAAATGCTGTAATATAAAT